CAACACCACAAGCAATTGCTTCAAGTGGGGTTTCCGCAGTTCCTGTTATAGCATTAAACAACATAAGTACAGGAATAGGAATAGCTGCAAACATAGCGGCAACAGCAAAGGCATTAAAAACATTAGGCGGTGGAAGTGCGCCTTCAGGTAGTGTAGGCGGTGGCGGTGGCGGTGGCGGTGCAACAGCTCCAACAATGAGCGCACCACAATTTAACGTAGTTGGACAAAGTGGAGTTAATCAATTAGCGAGTCTTAATCAACAACCAATACAAGCTTATGTAGTTTCAGGACAAGTAACTTCACAACAGGCGTTAGATAGAAACAGGTTAGCAAACGCAACACTTGGTGGTTAGAAAATACAACAAACAAACAATAATTAAATTAATATATTATATGAAGTATGGTATTGTTTATTGTTGGACTAATATTATAAACTGCAAAAAATATATTGGAAGTCATTTTGGAACTATAACAGATTTATATATTGGTTCTGGAGTATATTTTAAAAGAGCATATAATAAAAATCCAAATAATTTTAAAAGAGATATTTTATATATAGGAAAAGATTACATTAATAAAGAAGATTATTTTTTAAAATATTATGATGTTTCAAATAATGATAATTACTATAATTTAAAAAATGATGCTGTAGGTGGTTGGACTCATACTCATAACAATTTACAAATAATTGAAAAAAGAAATAAAAAAATATCAGAGTCTAAAAAAGGTAAAATATACAAACATTTAGATTACGATAAAAATGGTTTTAATAATCCAATGTATAATAAAAAACATACTGAAGAAAGTAAACTTAAAATTTCAAAATCAAAAATAGGAAAAACTAATTATTCTAAAAAAATAATTGAACAAACAGAAAGTAAAATATTTAATTCGGTTACTGATTGCGCAAAATATTATAATATAACGCAACCAACAATGAGTAGTTTAATAAGAAATAAAATTATAAATAGGGGTAATTGTAAAAATAAGATATTTAGTTATGTATAGAATAGTTGAATTAATAATTGACGAAAAAGACGAGACAAGCGGAATAGACGCAGTTTCAGTTGTTGAAAGTCCTGCAATCGAAAGCGACTTTATAGCACTAAAAAAACACGAAATAGAGTTAAAAGAAGTTGATGCTGAAAAGCGTATTTTAATGGGAGCAGCTTTAATACCTAACAAACAAATTTACCGCAAGAACGACAAGAACGAAGAATATTATATTTATTTTTCTGAAGCAACTGTAAGAAAAGCAAGTGAATTGTTTTTTATGAATAGCAACCAGAACAACGCAACGTTAGAACATAAACAAAAGTTAGAAGGAATGTCGGTTGTCGAAAGTTGGATTACAGAAGAAAAAAACGACAAAAGCACAAACTACGGATTTAATTTTCCAAAAGGTACTTGGGTAATTTCTATGAAAGTAAACAACGACGAAATTTGGAACAAAGTTAAATTAGGCGAAGTAAAAGGATTTTCTATTGAAGGTTATTTTGCGGATAAATACGAAATGAGTTTAATTAATGAAGATGAAATTTTAATAGATAAAATAAAACAAATAATAACGGAAAATGAAAACAACTAAAGAATTAATTATTGCAGATATTACTGCAAAGGTAGAAGCAAAGTTAGCAAGTCAAAAAGTAGAATTGGCTTTAACTGATGATTTAACAAAATTAGTAGGTAGTAATAAAAATGCAATAAGCGAAGCAAATAGATTTGTTGATAATATTAACGTTACTTATAATAAACTTTATTCTGTTGTAGACGATATTGATAATATGCAATCTTATATTAAAAGTGTTCCAGGCGCTAAAAATCTTTTAGGTTTTCAAAATCAAGAATTTAATAAAATTTTAAGTCAAATTGATTCACAAGCAAAAAGTTTGGGATTAGATTCTAAAAGTGTAAAAGGTTATTCGGAAGCTAAAGATTTAATTAAATTAAATGAAAAGTATATGAAAGAATTAGAGCAATCTAAACTTGCAGGAGAAAAGATTTTATCGCAATTAAAATAATTTTTAATGGCGAAGCAAACTAACGTTAAAATTCATCTTAAAAAACCGAAAGTTAAACGTGCAGGAGTACACGCAAAAACACGAAATAGTAAATTAAAGTCAAGTAAAAATTACACAAAAACTTATACAAGACAAGGACGTTAAGTATAAAAAACAAGTAAAACACGAAATGCGATTTAATACGGTTTTAATGCGATTTAACGAACTTTAACTTTATATTAACGTGTAATACCTTTTTTAAGAGAACTGCGTTCTTGAATACAGTCGTGGGTTACAGAAGCACTAAAAAAATACAAACAATGAGTAAAAAAATAACAAAACAAGTAGCACAAGCGAAAACAAGTCCAAAAGGCGGACAACGTGGTTGCCTATGTAAAGACGGAAAAACGTACTCAATAAAATGTTGTGACGGTAGTTTACAAGCGCAAGGAATAGGCGCAATCTAATTTAAAAATACAACAAAAAATAAACAATTAAATTATAAATATATGAACACACTACAAACTATTTACAACAAGTTATCCGACAAAACGGAGTTAGCAAAACACGAAGTTAATTTAACTGCTCTTGACGATTTAAAAAAATTAGCTTCTATTTCAGCAAAACAATTACAAACAAATAAAAATTTTACTCAAGTACTTATTGCAATAATTGATGGCGCAAATAAAAAATTAGCTGAAGCAGAAAAAAATTATAATGATAATTTATCACTACAAAAAAACAGCGAAATAATATTTAATAATTTTAAAAAGTCAGCACAAGATTTAGGTATTGATTATAAAAATACGGAAGGTTTTAAACTACACGAAGAAATTTTAAAAAATGCTGTGCAAATGGAAAATAAAAAACAATTTATAGACGCAATTAAAATTTTAATAAAATAAACAAACAAAACACGAAATATGAAAACAAACGTAATTAATCAAATCAAAACACTTTTAGGAATGGAAGTAAAATTGGAAACAATGAAATTAATGGACGGCATCACAATTTTTGAAGCGGATGCTTTTGAAATGGACAAAGAAGTTTTTATTGTAACTGAAGACGAACAAAAAATACCAGTTCCAATTGGTGAATATGAATTAGAAGACGGACGTATTTTAGTTGTAGAAGTTGAAGGAATTATTTTAGAAATAAAAGAAGTTGCAACTGAAGAAGAAGTTGTTGAAGAAACACCAGAAGTAGAAGAAGAAGTTGAAGCACAAGCAACACCGAGCGCAAAGAAGACAATTGAAAGCGTAGTTAAAGAAACGTTCTTTGCAGAAATAGAAAAATTAACACAAGAAAATATAGAGTTAAAAGCACAATTAGAAAAGTTGTCTAAAGTTGACGAAGTTACAAACGAAGTAACCGAACTTTCAGACGTAAAGCCAATTGCGTTTAACCCTGAAAACACGAATGAAGTTGAACACTTTCAATACGCAAGTAAAAGACCACGTTCAATAATGGATTCAATTATAGAAAAAATAAACAATTAGTATTAACAATTTAAAAACTTAACAAAATGCCATTTGGTTCAAACCCAGTAATTACTACAACTTACGCAGGTGAGTTTGCAGGTAAGTATTTAGCAGCAGCTTTATTGTCTGCACCAACATTAGAGCAAGGCGGAGTATCTATACTTCCAAACGTTGCTTACAAACAAGTTATGCAAAAAGTAGCTACAGGAAACATCGTAGCAAACGCAACTTGTAACTTTACAGCTTCAGGAACGGTAACACTAACTGAAAGAGTATTAACAACAGAAGAATTTCAAGTAAATCTTGAACTTTGCAAATTAGACTTGGCTCAATCTTGGCAATCGGCAAGTATGGGTTATTCAGCGTTCAAGACGTTGCCTAAAACTTTTGCAGACTTTTTAATTGCACACGTAGCGGCTAAAGTAGCAGCTAAAATTGAAACTACAATTTGGGCAGGAACTAACGCAACAGCAGGAGAATTTGACGGTTTCAAAACTTTGATGTTAGCAGACGCAGACGTTATCGACGTTGCAGGTTTAACAACAACTTTAGATGCAACAACTGTTATAGCTGAAATAGGAAAAGTAGTAGACGCTATTCCTGCAAGTCTTTACGGAAACGAAGGATTAAGAATTTATGTATCTCAAAAGATTGCTAAATTGTACGTTCGTGCTTTAGGTGGTTTTGCAGCTTCAGGTTTAGGGGCAAACGGAACAAACACACAGGGAACACAATGGTACACAAACGGAAGTTTATCTTATGATGGTATTCCAATTTTTATGGCTAACGGACTTGGAGCAAACAATATGATTGCAACAACAGTTGACAACCTTTATTTTGGATGCGGACTTTTAAATGATAGCTCACTTGTAAAAACTATTGATATGTCGGATATTGACGGTTCAAACAATGTAAGAGTTATTTTACGTTACAACGCTGGTATTCAATATGGTATTGGTTCAGACGTAGTTCTTTACGGAGTATAACATTAAATAAAAAGCGGGGTGTAAAAATTCCGCTTTATTTTATTCATAATTTAAAAACAAAACGAAATGGCTTGTCTTTTAACAAAATCAAGGGCTGAAGTTTGCAAAGAATTTGTTGGCGGTATAAAAAGTATTTACTTTATAAACTATAACAATGATGCTAATTTAGTTCCAACTTATAGCGTAACCGCAGGAGCAGAAGATAGTATTGCTACTATTACAGGAGTAACATCACTTTATAAATACGATTTAAAAGGTGCAAATTCTTTTGAGCAAACAATAACAAGTTCAAGAGAAAACGGAACTACTTTTGTAGAACAAACTTTAACTTTTACAATTAAAGGTTTAGACGCTGTTGCTACAAAGCAAATGAAATTACTTGCTTGGGGACGTCCACAAGTTGTAATTAGAACCAATGCTAATAATTTCTTTATAGCAGGTTTATTTAATGGAATGGATGTAACAACAGGAACTATTTCTAACGGTACTGCAATGGGTGATTTAAACGGATATACAATGACACTTGTAGGACAAGAGAATATTCCTGCAAATCACTTAAACGTTGCTCAAACATTAAGTAATCCATCTACAGACGCTCAATTATTAGCAGTCTTTACAGGAGCATCAATCGTTGCTTACTAAAATTAAAAAAATTATTTTTAAAGCCGTTCGTAAGTTCGGCTTTTTTTTTGTCTTAAAAAAAGAACAAAAACACGAATATTTAATTATACTAATATGATAGTATTAACACCTTCAGTAAATCAACAAACGTTTTATTACGTTCCGAGAGTTTTAGGACAAGGAATAAGTGAGATACCTGTAACAATGGTTATAACAGACGAGCAAACAAACACGCCTGTTTCAACTATTAATCAATTTTACGCAGTAGGCAATTATGTAAATACTATACAACATACTTTTAGTTTAGTAGAAGGACATTTTTACAATTTAGAATTAAAAAATTCGACTAACGAAATAATTTACAAGGATAGAATATTTTGCACGGCACAACCATTAGTTACATTTTCGGTTAACAACAATCAATATGTAAGTAATACAACAACAAATGATTTTATAGTATATGAATAATTTACACGTTTTAAATTTGTCGGCTTATACGTCACCTGTTATTTCGGAAACTAACCGAGAAAATTGGGTTGACTTTTTAACCGAAGACGGAGACCAATATTTTCAATTCTTAATTGAGAGATATAGCAATTCAACCACAAACAACGCTATTATAAACAACGTAGCGCGATTAATATACGGAAAAGGTTTAAGTGCATTGGACGCTAATAAAAAGCCGAATGAATACGCACAAATGATGTCTTTATTTCACAAAGAAGACGTACGTAAAATGGTTCTTGATAGAAAAATGTTTGGACAATTTGCTATTCAAGTACACTACAATGACAAGCACGACAAGATATTAAAAGCATATCATATTCCTGTTAATCTTTTACGAGCTGAAAAATGCGACAAAGACGGAAACATAACAGGTTATTATTATTCGGACAATTGGGACGATACTAAAAAGTTTGCGCCAATTAGGTTTAATGCTTTTGGATATAGCAAAGACAAAATAGAAATACTTTATTCAAAACCTTATTCGGTTGGAATGAAATATTATTCCTACAGCGACTATGCAGGTTGTATTCCATATTGTCTTTTAGAAGAAGAAATTGCAGACTATTTAATTAACGAAGTTCAAAACGGATTTAGTGGAACTAAAGTTGTTAATTTCAATAACGGAATACCAACGGATGAACAACAAAGTATTATTTCAAACAAAGTTTTAAGCAAGTTAACAGGTTCACGCGGACAAAAAGTAATTGTAGCTTTTAACAACAACGCTGAAAGTAAAACAACAGTTGAAGACATTCCGTTAAACGACGCTCCAGAACACTACACGTATTTAAGCGAAGAATGTTTACGCAAAATAATGTTAGGACACAACATAACTTCACCTTTGTTATTTGGTGTTGCTTCAACAAATGGCTTTTCAAGTAACGCTGAAGAACTTAAAAATTCATCAATTCTTTTTGACAATATGGTTATTAGACCATTCCAAGAAGAACTATTAGATGCTTTTGATAGCATTTTAGCTTACAACGGAGTTGCTTTAAAATTATTCTTTAAGACTTTACAACCACTTGAGTTTACGGACTTGGAAAACACGCAAAACGAAGAACAAGTTGCAGAAGAAACAGGAACAGAATTAAGCGCACATACAAACCCATTAATTGATTTAGGCGAAGAACCACAAGACAATTGGATTTTAATAGACGAAAAAGAAGTTGACTACGACACAGATGACGAAGAAAACGAGTTGTTGAGTAAAGAGCCAAAACAAAGTTTATTAAGTAAAATTGTAAACTTGGTTTCAACAGGAGACGCAAGACCAAACATAACAAGTAAACAAGACAAAACTATTGACGGAGTAAAGTTTGTTGTTCGTTATAAATACGAAGGCGAAGTAACGGACAATCCACGTGAATTTTGTACACAAATGGTAAAAGCAAACAAGATTTACCGTAAAGAAGACATTTTAAATATGAGTACACAAGTTGTTAACGCAGGTTGGGGGCCTAAAGGAACAGACTATTATTCTATTTGGTTATATAAGGGCGGTGGAAATTGTCACCACAGGTGGAATAAACAAGTTTATGCAGTCTTTGAAGGAACAGGATTAAACATAACCGCAAACACGAAAAAATTAGCACAAGCAAAAGCAGCTAAATTTGGCTATGTAGTTACTAATCCAAGTTTAGTTGCAACACGTCCGATTGACATACCAAACACACACGGTTTTTTACCTTCTAACAAACGTTTTCAATAATGGCAGAAGCACTTTTAATAACACGACAAGACATAGTTAAATTTACTTCGTTAAACGGAAACGTAGATACGGACAATTTTATTCAATATATAAAGATTGCACAAGATACAGACTTGCAAAATTTCACCGGTACGAAGCTTCTAAACAAGATAAAAGCGGACATAATAGCAAATACATTAAGCGGAAATTATTTAACGCTTACAACGACTTATTTAAAGCCAATGCTTATACACTTGGCAATGAAGTATTATTTGCCGTTTGCTTGTTACACGATTTCAAACAAAGGTGTTTACAAACACAATTCTGAAAATTCAACAAGCGTAGAAAAAAACGAAATAGACTTTTTAATTGAAAAAGAAACACAAATAGCACAACACTACACACAACGTTTTATTGACTACATAAGTATGAACAATAATTTGTTTCCAGAATACAACACAAATTCAAATAGCGATATGTTTCCGGACACACAAAATAATTACACATCTTGGTACATTTAAAGACATACAAACCAAAAGAAGTTAACATAGTTAAGTTAAAGACTTATTTAAAAAAATTAGAAAATGGCAAATAGTAATGGTTGGGGCGATGGTTCTGTAAATAATAATATTGGTTGGGGAAAAAGCGCAACCAACGCTATTGGTTGGGGCAAATCACAATTGCTATCGTGGGCGGGTTCAACTGATATTGTAGGGGCAACAGCAACACCGCCTGTTAATACGGTTGCACCTGTAATCTCAGGAGCTACTACTTTAGGTAGTGTTCTTACATCAACTACAGGAACGTGGAGCAACTCACCAAGTAGCTTTGCATATCAATGGAAAAGGGGAGCTACTAATGTTGGAACAAATGCCAATACTTATACTTTAGTAACAGCTGACTCACTTGCAGTTATGACTTGCGTAGTGACAGCAACAAATGCAGCAGGAAGTTCTGCACCTGCTACAAGTAATTCAATCACAGCAGGTGATTATGCAGTACCTTTTGTACCTGGAGATTTTAATTTTGCTGATGGGAATACTACATACACAACAAACACCGTTACTTTTACAAAGAGCGGTAGGTTATATATAGAAGGTGTTGCTGATGGTGAACAGACATCATATGGTTATCTAAATGGTCAACAAATGTTTTTCTGGGGATCATCTGCAAGTGCAATAACATACCCAAATCAATTTAACGACTTGATTGGTGGTTATGGTGACTTATTTTATTTTGGACATTATGGAGTATTTGATGTAGTTCCAGGCAATACTATGTATTTTATTAACTATGGTAACGGAGAACCTTTTGGTTCATCATCTGTTGGTACTGCAACCTTTAGAATAACTAGTTTCACAGGAACACTTATTGATAGTTTTACAGCAACTTTTGTTGGAGGTTGTTATCTTACATCAGCAACAGTTCAGTATAAAGGATTGTTAGATGATGGTGTTGAATTAACGGCAATGAGAGCATTGAGAGATTATTACAAAGGTGATGTATATTATGATAATTTGATTGCAGAGTATTACGAAAGTTCAGGAGCAATCATACAAGGAATTGAAAGCAGTTTAGACCCAAGTGTTGACTACGAATTCATATACCAAAGTGTTCTAAAAGTTAAAGACTACGTAGACCAATCAATGTGGGTAGAAGGTTGGAATGAATATTACGAAACCTATTTAACTTTAAAAAATAAATACATTACAAATGTTTAATTATGAAAAGTAATTATTTAGCATCACTTTATTTTATAACGGGTTTTGCGACTTCAATGTTTATGATGTTTCAAGGACAAGAAAATTACATTGTTTTGGGCGGTTTAACATTATTTTTTTATTTAACTTTCAGTTTAACGGAAGCATTAGAAGATTTGAACTTATGAAAGCACAACTTTATTTATTACTTTATTCAATTAAAAATTCCGCATTGAAATTACTATCTATTTGCTTTTCGTTTTTCTTACCAATTTCGGGAATACTTGGACTTTTATTTGCATTGATTTTAGCAGATACGGCAACGGGTATTTGGAAGGCAAAACATTTAAAGCAAGAAATTACATCCCGCAAACTTTCGGCAATTATTTCTAAATTGTTGCTTTACGAATTATGCGTAATTCTATTTTATTTAATAGACTATTTTATTCTTAACGATATAATTTTGGTCTTCTTTTCCGTGCCATTAATGCTTACAAAAGTTTTAGCGTTGGTACTGGCAAGTATCGAAATAATGTCCGTGTCAGAAAATTGGCGCGTTGTAAAAGGTGTGAATTTGTTCCAATCCGCCAAACTTCTTTTAACCCGTGCGATTGATATTAAGAACGACATTAATAAACTAAAATGAATTTATCCAAACACGTTACATTAGCAGAATTTGAGAATTCACCTACTGCAACAACACACGGAATAAACAACAAAATGAGTGAGTCGCAAATTGCGTCCGCAAAACTTTTGTGTGAAAATGTTTTCGAACCATTAAGAATTCACTTAAACACACCCATTGCTATTAGTTCGGGATTTCGCGGAAGTCAATTGAATAGTTTCATCAAAGGGGCAAGTAAAAATTCGCAACATTGTAAAGGCGAAGCAATGGATATTAAAGTTGGCGCAAAGGGTTTTAATTTTATCAAAGACAAGTTAGACTTTGACCAACTGATTTGGGAGTTCGGAAACGATGAAAATCCGTCTTGGGTTCACGTAAGTTATAGTTCTAAAAATCGTAAACAAGTATTAAAAGCAACCAAAAAAAATGGGAAAACTATTTATTCTAATTATTAGCATTTTACTTTATTCGTGTTCGGCTCAATATCACTTGAACAAAGCAATAAAAAAAGGTTACGTTTGTGAAGATACTTTACAAATGGACACAATAAGAATAGCAACTATTGATAGTGTTCCGGTAATTGTAAACAACGAAATAATTTACGAAAAATTTATTACTCAAAAAGATACAATAGTTAAATGGAAAACTAAAAATGTTTACGTTCCAAAAACACGAATAGAATTAAAACGTGAATACAAAATAAAAATAAAAACTATCTATAAAGACAAGGTAGTTGAAAAAGCTGAAGCACGAGCTGAAGGTAAAAAGAACCAACCTAAAGGAAATTTAAACCTTCTTTTTGTAGGTGTTGGAATAGGTTTATTACTTTCGTGGCTTTGGAAAAACGGAATTAAATCTATAATCTAAATTTTTATGGCAAATAACAGCGCAAGGTTTCGACTAAAACAAGACGAAATCGAAATACTTATGCAGTATCGTGGCAT